TTCAGCGTCAGGCCATTTAAGCATTATGGAATCATCCCACTTATTTGCTCTTCTTTTAATTAAATCTTGTACTTCATTCCATTCATAATCACGAACTTTTTTCCATTCATACATTGGTTCTTCAAAAGTAATATCAGATGAATTTGCATATCCTAAATCACATATTTGAAAATGTTTACTAGTTGGTGCTGTTGGTTTAAAGATAATAGAATTCTCTGGCATATCAGGTTCTAAATCTCTGCATGTATGATTGTAAATATAAAGATCTGCTTCTTCTGTTTCTGATTCAGCATATCCCATCATATCTAAAGAATGTCTTATACAGTCAGCTGCATAAGCAAAGTTTCCTTTAAAGGTATATCTATGTTCTAAAAATTTATAACTAGGCATATACAAACCACTCTGGTACGTTACGTTTTGTCCAATTCATTTTAAATCTATGTTGTTTTGTTTGATAGAATGCTCGATAAGATTGTACTGCATCTTCAAAGATACATTCTGGATTACTCTTCATTGCAAGTTTAAATGGTGTCATTGAACCTATGGGAATATTTTTTGGTGGAGTTTTAAGTACTTCATGTAATTTTGTATAAGTCAAATGTACCTTTCCTGTACGATATTCTTTTTCTTTACAAAGAGCAATAAAATGTTCATAATGCCATTGATAGTTTGCATCGCTTTCTCTTGACCATATAGTACATGGATGATTAAAGTGGCATGCTTTGTAAAGTATATCTTCTCTCTCATCATCAAGTTTCCAGTATTGTACTCTTACTTTACCTGACTTAGAGAGTCTTCTTTCCATCGTGCCATCAAGCATTCGATGGACTGTTGAGAGCATTTGACCTGACTCAACAATCATTTTATTAACGTGAATATCGCATTGCATTTGCGCTGCTTTCACTGGATCATTATCTAATATAAACAAATTCATAATGTAAAATGAGAGGCCTTACGGCCTCTCGGCCTGTTCCTCCTAAACTGCTTTTATATCATTCAACATGTGAGACATGTAATCAATCTTTTTACCCATTTTATAAGCTAATACATGCTTCCCTTTTTTAATTAATCTTCTTTGATAATATTGTGCTTCAGAAATATCTTTCTTCAGTCTTTCAATTTGAATAAAACTCATAGGCATTCTCCAAATGTTGTTAATTAATTTTAATATTATCATAATATAAGTATAGATGTTGATCACCTCCTTACTTTTTAATCAAATTAGGAAAGGTATCTTGAATCAATTTTTTCGTGATACCTTTATATTTTAGCGACTTATCTTTTGCCGCTACGAGCAATTCAGCTTCTTCTCCATTTAAAGATTCTAATAGGCTTAAAAACATTCCTTCTCTTCGTAATGCTGGTGTTTGTTGCGCTACAGGACCTTTAAAGAAGTATTTAAATCTTCTATGTGTTCTATGTAATGTTGTAAATTCATGACCAGCTGGAGCATCATCTTTACGATATGTAGGTGCACCCTTTGGTAACATTGATACGATATCATCATCGTATGCTACTCTGAGTATGTCCATAAGTGCTGGTGATCTATTTTTCTGCAGAAACGAGACTCGTTCTGGTTTGGTTTTAAGTTTTGAAGCTTCTGTTAAAACTTCAGATAATAATTTTTTAGCCATTGTAAAATTCCTCCACGACTTCAATCAAATTGTTACATCTTTTCTTTATTAAATAATTTAGTACTTTCATATTTGGCGTTTTTGCTTGCCCATTAAAATTATTTATAATAGTTTGTTGTACATCTTCAGGAATATCAGTTAAATCTATAAGTTTTTTATTCCTTTGATAATTCCTATATGTATCTTCATCCATTACTTCTCTTAGGTTATCTGCATTCTCTAACCATTCATTTATTTTAGTTTGACGTAATGGACTTTGTTGTTTTTCAGATACAAATGTATCATCAGCTGAGAGAACATTAGGTATACCATCGCCACTATCTCCTCTCATAACATGATTAAATAAGTATGTTCTTGGATTGTCATCAGTCACAAGCTTCTTTTGTATTGGACTGAATTGTTTTACATTTTTAAATTTTTGTAGTTGAATAAAGTCTTTATCTGAGGATACAATCATAACTGGTTCATCCATACCAAACTCTTGTGTTTGCATAGTAAGTGTACCAATAATATCATCTGCTTCTACGCCTTCAAGATGTAATACTTTATATGGCAAATAGTCTCTTATTTCATCTCTTACAAGATGTAGAATTCTAAAGATTTCAGTCCAATCTTGACTTGATTCATCACGATTCTTCTTACGACTTGCTTTATAGAACGGATAAAATTCTTTTCTCCATGTATTCATACCATCTGCACATATAACCAATTGGCCATATTGTTCACGATATCTCTTATTGTACATACGTATACTATTCAGTATCATATGTCTTATCATATCTTCATCATTTAATTTTTGTACAATTATATTACTAATAGCAATTTGGCTATAATCAATCAGTATCATCAGGCTCCTCCGGAGTAAATATTATATCGAAATCATCGAGTTCTTCTTGAGCTTTTTCATTAAGCTCAATCAATTTTTTTACGGCAATATAAGATCTGTCCATCTCTCTATGTAAACGATGAGGCATACCATAGTATCTTTGAAACATCGCATTTATCATATTGACAACAACAAACATATCACGAGACTCTTGTACTGTCTCATCGCGAAAGTTCATGTCAATAAAATCTGGATGTACCTGGCCGGTATTAATAAATTCCTCGAGAACTTCGAGTAAGAAGTGCGCGCCATCTATACAATTATCACTGTAATTATCAAGTGTTTTAATCGATTCTTTTTCTTCGAGTTCCTGACGCGTAGGAAACTTTAGTATTTTTGCCATAATAGTATATATTATACCATACTTTTAGTCATTTGTAAACAAGTTTTTTAAACTTTTTGCACCTATTCTACAATTAATAATTCCATTGTAGTATTCATCTTTTAAAAGAACCTCTCGATCAAACTGTTCTTTTGTTTCCATATAGGCACATTCTCCTTTAGTTTTACAGAGATGTAGTATTTCTCTGTGATAGAAATCTTTTCCATGTTGTTCTACTTCTTCATTCAGATGTTTATTAGAGCCATAATAGTCTCTCCAATCTGATTCAACATAAGTGATTTTTCTTCTTTTGCGAGTCTTTGTTATAGGTAGAGTTTTTTTAGACCAGAAGAACTTCTTTCCGATATATTTTCGATTAGTTCCTCTATGAGTAATACAATAGACAAAGCCATACCATTCCTTACCATACCTTTCATATGTAAAAGGTTCAGCAGGATTAAACTTTAGTCCGTTATATATCCAATCATTCATCAAAATCTAATTCGTCAAGATCATCGTCAGTTGGTTCTCCACAATGAGGGCAAAAATTGATCTTGACTTCTCTCTCATCTGGTTTAATTACAATACGATTATAACAATATTCGCATTCTAATATCATGATAGATGTTCTTTTAATTCCGTATATCCACCAATTTTGTTACCATCTACGATTATTTGTGGAAATGTTCTGGCTCCTGGAAATGTTTCCATTAGCTCTTCTCTTGAAAAGTCTTCACCAAAAAGTTTATATTCGAAATCGAGTCCCTTTTGCTCGCATAATGCTTTAGCCATATCACAATAAGGACATTGTGTTTTACCGTATATTTCAATCATTTAATGTCTCCTCAATAAATTTACCTATTGTATTTATCTCTTGCTCAGATAACATTCCTGCCTGAGCCCACATAGTAGAACTCATTGGTCCTACTTGACCTCTATTTTTATAAGTTGTAAGCCTATCAATAATATAGTCTGATGATTGGCCAGCTAATGCAGGGAATGCTCCCATACCACCACCATTTTGTCCATGACATGCTGCACAACCTGCCCAAAGACCTCTTATTGAACTAAATGGATCTTCATTTGCAAGAGCTTGTTTTCTTTGTTCAATCTCAACTGCAGTACCATTTAATTTAACATATTCTTCATAGCATTCACCAGTGCATGCTTGTACTCTTGCTACACCAGTATATTCTAAATCTGGATATATTGTAAATCCAAAAAACACTCCTATGATGAGTGTACCTAATAACGCTTTTCCTAATTCATTCATACGAATATTCCTATAATTTTAAACATTAATAACATAAATCCAAATACACAAATTTGTATTACAGAAGCTACTGCAACTTGTTTCATTGGATGTACATCATGTAATTTTTCAACCCATGCTTCTGATGGAGATAGGTTAACAACTTGTAGAATCTTTTCTTCCTTCACAAGCTTAAACCTTTGAGAGTATTATCATCCACGTCTTGTTTTACTCCACCAACCACATAACTACTTATTTCAGTTTCTTGTGGTGCAACTTGTACGTTTCCTCCAGATATCCACTTTTCCGTCCAAGGCAGTGGATTCATCTGAGGAACTGTGTATGGACATGGAAGACCAATTGCTCTCATTCGTTTACAACCAATCCATTCCACATAGTCTTTTAATATTGATTCATTTAAACCAATCATTGAACCATCTCTAAAGAGATATTCTGCCCATGCCTTTTCTTGTTCTATTACATTTGTAAATAATTTAATTGCTTCTTGTTCTTGTTCTTTTGCGATCTTTTGCATTTGAGGATCTTCTTCTAAGAGTCTTTTTAACATGACTGTTGTACCAGCTAAATGTGTATTCTCATCTCTTGCAATAAATTTAATTATCTTTGCATTACCTTCCATCTTTTTCAATTCGGCAAACGCCCAGCTGCAGGCGAAAGATACGTAAAAACGTATACCTTCCAGAGCGTTCGCACTTAACAAACACATGTATAAAGATCTTTTATGTTCTTTTTTATTTGTTGGTCCGTTATTATTGTTGATTAAATCATCATAGTAATATGCAATATCATTGCCACATTCCAGTATTTCTTTTACATCTAAGAGTTCATCAAAGACTTTACTAGGATCAGCATATATGTTACGTATAATATGAGTATAAGACCGAGAATGAATTGTCTCAAAAAATGACCATGTTTCAATCCAGTTTTCAATTTCGGGTAACGAACATATAGGTAAGAAAGCAATGTTCGGGGCCCTACCTTGAACAGAGTCCAGTAGTATTTGACGTTTGAGATTAGACGTGAATATGTGTTGTTCGTGTTCTGTGAGTTCATGGAAGTCCTTCTTGTCTTTAGACACATCAACTTCTTCAGGTCTCCAAAAGAAACCTAATTGTTTATCTGTAATCTTTTCTATTTGAGGGTATTTGACTTGATCGTACCTTGCGATGTCGACACTCTCATCAAAAAACATATTACGTTCTAAATGTGATTTTTTATTTTTACTCAGTATTCCCATCTACATTCCATTCCATTTGTTCTTCTAGAGCAAATTGCGCTCCATGTATAAAGTCTCTATCTTCTTCGTTTAAGACACTCCAACAATAATTAAGTCTATCAAAAAACTGTAATACTGTCTCAGGGTCTTTAATATGCATATTCCTTTCCATCATTTGTTCAAGGATTTGCATTCTTAATTCTATCTTTTCTCTTAAATCTTGCAAGATTCACAGTCCTCATCATCTACTATTGTGGTTGTACCACTATCATACGTATGATGTTCATCTTCTTTTAATTCTCCAGCACCATCAAACGTATTAAAATAATATAATTGTTTTAATCCATACTTATAAGCTGTCACCAAATCTTTAACCATCACAGACATAGGCACCTTGTTATCTTCAAAGTGTTCTGGATTATAAGATGTATTTACGGATATTCCTTGGTCGATATACTTTTGTAAGATTCCGCATATTGCCAAATATCCTTCTGGTGTTTTTTGATCCCATAAGAGATCGTATTTATTTTTAAGATGATGATATCCAGGTACAACCTGAGCCATCACTCCATCTTTACTCTGTTTGTACGATACCAAAGCTCTTGGTGGTTCAATACCATTCGTACTGTTACTAATTTGGGCGCTTGTTTCAGCAGGCATCAATGCCATTAACGTAGAGTTTCTGATACCTGTATCTCTGAGTTGTTGTCTTAACTCTTTCCACGGTAAGCGTTCTCTATTCGCTACTAATGTATCTATCGCCTCTTTATAAGTATCGATCGGAAGTATTCCTTTAGAGTACTTCGTATCATTATTATATATCAATTTTCCTTTTTCAACAGCAAGGTTTGCTGAACTTTTTATTAAATAATATGACCATGCTTCAGCATATTCATCTACAATTTCATAAGCTGATTCATCATATTTAAGTCCTCTTTTTGCAAGGAAATATGCTAGGTTTATAATCCCAATACCAAGAGGCCTTCTGCCCATCGTACCTCTTTCAGCAGCGGCGACTGGATACCCTTGATAGTCAAGTAACTCATCAAGAGCACGGACAGAAAGATCACAGTATTTTTCAAATTCAGATGGTTCATTTATAAGTCCCCAATTGATTGCTGATAGAGTACAAAGAGATATTTCTCCTTCTCTATCATCGTAACTATTTAATGGTTTTGTAGGTAAATCAATCTCACAACATAAATTACTCATGCGTATTGGAGCAACTTCTGGATCAAATGCGCCATGTTCATTTGCATGATCAACATTCATAAGATATATTCTACCTGTATCTTTTCTTTCAGTTAAGAATTGTTGAAATACTTCAAGTGCTGGTAATGATTTCTTTCTAATACTATGAGCTCTTTCGTACTTTTCATATAGTTCTTTAAACTTATCTTGATCAGCAAAGAAAGCGTCATATAATCCTGGTGTATCGTTTGGATCGAAGAAAGTGATGTTTCCACCAGTAAGAAGTCTTTCATACATTAACTTATTGAATTGAAATGCATAGTCCATATGACGAACTCTTGTTTCTTCAGTACCTTTATTATTTTTAAGTACTACAAGATCTTCGAATTCATAATGCCATACGGGTAAATAAACTGTAGCTGCTCCACCACGTACTCCACCTTGAGAACATGATTTTACAGCTGATTGAAAATATTTTAGAAATGGTATAAGACCAGTATGAACAACTGAACCATCTCCTATTTTTGCACCTAATGCTCTAATTGAACCTGCACCGATTCCAATACCTGCTTTTTTACTTATGTACTTAACAATACTAGTGCTAGTAGCATTGATAGAGTCCAAGCTATCCCCAGACTCAATAAGTACGCAAGACGAAAATTGACGGGTTGGTGTTCTGACTCCCGCCATAATCGGCGTCGGTAACGATATATAAAATTGCGATATCGCATCATAATACTCCTTGACATATTTTAGTCTATCATTTGTATACTTTGCAAACAACGTTGCAGCAATCATCATGTATAATATTTGAGGAGTCTCATATACTTCTTTTGTTCTTCTGTCTTGAACTAAATACTTACCACGAAATTGTTCCATACCTGCATAGGTAAATGAATCATCTCTATCATGTTTGATATAATCATTTAATTCGTTTATTTCGTCTTCAGTATATTTTTCAAGTATATCTTTATCATATACTCCACGTTCAACATTCTTTTTGATTACTTCTAATAGTGACCAAGGTTGATAATCACCATACACTTCTTTACGTAACTTATAACTTATAAGTCTTGCTGCTACGAATTGATAGTTTGGTGTATGATCTGATATAAGTTCAGCGGCTGATTTGATGAGTAATTCATGTATGTCATAAGCAGGAATTTTATCATAGAGCTGTATATTAGATTTAAGTTCTATCTCTGACATAGAGACTCCACTTATATCTTCAACTGCCCATTCTAAAACTCTATGTACTTTTTCTAAATCAAATGACTGAACACTTCCGTCACGCTTTGTTACATTTATTGTAGTTGTTGCATTCATAATAATATATATTATACCACAAATCTTGCGATTTGTAAACGATTAATTGAAAAATTTATCCACGAATATCAGACACAGCTTCAGGTTTTTGTATTCCTACACCTACACCTTTTTCGCCATTGGGCATTGTTACATCTCTATAGTATATAACAACTTCTCCCAATTGTTTGATATATCTTTTGAGTTCTTGCATATCTTCAGCCATAACTTTATAGTCACCGACTGTAGTTGCTACAAATACAATGTCTCCATTGTTTTGCTCTTTGATTTCATCTAAAAATCTGTCTAAATATGTATAACCTTCAGGCCAATCGGGATTATCTCTTTCAGATAAATCACAGGTCTTTGGTCTCTTAAATTTTTCATTACCTTCATCGTCAAACTTTTTAGGTTCGAATGGTATTGTTGCTTTACATGGATTTGCGATAACAGCTTCAGATACAACCCACCATTGAGGTGCAGTTAATTCCACAGGACGTGGTAAATCTGGTTGCATAATATCTATTTGTATTGGTTTAGATACTACTTCTACTTTCTTTGTAGGTAATAATG